ACGAACTCCAACTACTTGATACATAATTTTGTACCCATTGTACTGTAGGAATATCGTTTGCATTTGTTACACGCAAATAATAATTTGTACTATTAGCAACACGCAGTACTGGAGTGCCACCTTGTAAATCAAAAACAAGATCAGCTAAGCCATCATTGGCGATTGTTCGCACTTGCAAGCCACCAAGAATACCTGCTGAAGTAGTTAACTTCCAAGTTCCTGTAGGATTTAATCCAGTTGTGGCATCATAATGAGTAACTAATTCGCTGAATAAAAATTGTGATGGAGACAAAGAACCTCGTTCTATTTCTATACCAGCAGTTTGTGGGCCGCTTCCGTTGCCTACACCTGTTCCAGTTTGTCCATAGTTTAACTGAAGTATGTTATCGCTAATTTGTGTGTTGGTGCTTTCTATATAAGTTAATGCACCTTTGACATCAAGATTACCGTGTACCGTGACTTGTCCAGCACTACTTTGGGTGTCTAAGGTAATACTATTACCCGACGTAACCTGAAGTATATAATCACCGTTTACTTTTAATATTCTTGACATTTAAAAAATCCTGTAAGGTTAATGGGAGGAGTTGCCTCCTCCCTAATTAACTATTAAGCGTTATCTAATGTTACTGAGTAACCAGAAACTGCACTTGTTAAATTCCAAGCCGCTGCCTGGCCAGCAGTCCATTGAGTACCAGTAATAGGAGTTAAGTATGCCTTACGGTTTGTTAACTTCTGAACTGCATAGATACCACCAGCACTATCAGTAGCAATGATACACATTTGACCTGAAGTCAAACTGCCTTCACTAACTGCTGTTAGTTTACACAATGTGCCAGGGTACGATCCACCTTGTTGAATAACACGGTAAGTATGACTGCTTTCTTGTTTGATAATGTCACAATCAGTATATAATGTTCCACCAATGTTAGCATTAACAATAATTTGTTCGTAACGTCCGGTGTAACCACTTGCTACTTGAGCTGCCAATGTAGCTGTAGCTGTAGCTGAACCAGAACTTAATGTTACAACTGGTGTGTAACCAGCGATTGTAACTGCATCTTTAACAGTGTAAGTGAATACTAAACCTGTTGATGTTGAACCACCAACTGTAATACTGTTAGTACCTGCAATAGCGTGTGCGTATGTATCAGCAAGTGTAACTGCTGTAGTTGTTGGAGCAACTGCTGAACTAACATAGTATGTTGTGCCAGTTGTTACGCCTGTCAAGTTACCACTTAGTGTACCTGTTACTGCAATCGCTGTTCCAACTGGAAGGGCTGTTGTAGTTGCTGTGAATGTTAATTGTCCAGCTGTTTGGCTAACTGCGGCTAATACTGCTGAGTTAGGTTGAGCTGTAGTTGTTTGTAATGTACCAACACCTGCACCTGTTACTGAAGTACTTAATGTGATAACATCAGTTGCTGTGTTAACAGATTTAACATAATAAGTAGTACCGCCTGTTAATCCACCAATTGACTGGCTTGGTGTAAATTTCGCACCAACAACCATTTCATCGACAGAACTAACTGTAACGTTACCGCTACCATCAGTAGATAAAATGCTCATTGATTTTGTATCTGTGGCATCAATATAACCATCACCACCATTGTTAGTTAATGAATAACTTGTAATTGTAAATGATGTTAATGTGAATGTAGCGGCCGCTGTAAATGTGCTACCAACTGCTGTTAATGCTGAAGCACCTGATGTTGCGCCAGTCCATGTACCACCTGAAGTAACGCTGTTAACCGTTGTAATAACACCTGAACTGTTTGTTGAAACGTTCAATAATGCTGTACCACCACCTTGTACTGATGTGCCTGTTACAGAAACTGTAAATGTACTTGAAACTGGATAACCTGTACCACCAGATGTTATGCTTGCGGCTGCGGCTGTTAATACTGCAACGGCTGTAGCTTGTACGCCATTAGCTACACGTGGACCAAAGATGCTTACACTTGGAGCACCAGATGTGTAACCAGTTAGTGTACCGCCTGTTGCAAGACTTGCGATAGTTGAACCACCAATGCCAGCATCAGTTGCTAAAGCACGGTTATATGTACCTGTTACACCGGCATTGCGGGCACCAAAGTACTTTTTATTTAAGGGACGTCCCATTTTGATTTCTCCTTACGAAAACACGGCGTTCTAGGCCGTACGCAGTTGGATTTCTGCATAAAATCCACCCCATGTGGATCGTACTATGTATTTATGCGTAGGTGATTCTTAAGCTAGCTTGATTAACATAGCAAATATCTCTATGCGGATATATGATATTACTACGAAAACTAATAACAACACCAAATGTAGGATCAGCTATGTTAGCTGATGTTAGTGTTGTGCCCCACAGATCTGCAGAACCTCCATATATGTTGATGTCGCCTACAGGAGTTGGAGTTGTTAAATCGCCAGTATACATGTCGCTTTGTACAGGATTTACAGTGCTTGCATAATTATTTCCAATTAGTTCACCACCGAGTGTTAACTGTATTAATAAATCTTCTATGCGTGAAGCACGTTGCATACCAAGTTGAAATTCTATTCCTAAAACAGTACGTCCTGTATTTGAGAAATTATAACCTGTACACCATAATTGGCTAGTATTGCTTAAGAATTTTTCCATCCACAAACCACTAATTGTGTATAAAGATTTACTGCTAACTGCTTCTGCTCCTAGAGCAATAGTAGTAGGATTAAAATTCCAATCAATACTAGGATTCATTGGTACTACATCGTTCGGAATTGACACGTTAGCAATAGTTGATGGAGAAGTAAATGTAGTGGTTGTCATCATTTATTTACCGAAAAAAAAGTCCACCGAAGTGGACTTTTTAGATTTACAAACTCTAGGTTTGAATTAGCTGAACTTAACGTTAGCTGAAGTAATACCAACTAGACCTAGATAGTCAGCGGCGTTACCTAGAGAAGATGCAGTATTTGACAACTCAACATAACCATAACGTGTCATGAATGATACGACTGGTTCAAATGTTGATGGGTCAAGAACAACACCACTGCTCATCAATGGAATGTATGGGCAATAGAATGCTGGAGCATCTGATTCTGAAGCACCTTTGTATCCGATTAGGATTGAAGATGAATCTGAAGCGTAGCTGTTAACATAAATCTTCATAGCACCGTTCAATGTACCAACAAACTTAGTGTTTGTAGGAGCTTCGAATGTACCTTCTGTTGTACGAGCAAAAGCTGAAGTAGTAGCAGATTGTAGAATTGTTAAAGCAAATGGTGATACAACAGCGTAGTTACCAGCACCACGACGTGTACGTTGAGCGATCAAATTGCTTACGCGATTGATCTGAACTGCCAAGGCAGCATGCTCATCACCAACGAATGTAGCTGTACCAGAAACTTGTGATTGATCATAAGTTTGTGTAGCTGTACCAGCTAATGAAGTCAACGAAGCGATAATTTCTTGGTCGATTTCAGCAGTAATTTCTTGCGCTAACGCTGCCATTACTTCTGCTTCAACGTCGATACCTTGTTGAGCTTGTGCATCTTGAGCTGATTCAAATGTCCAACGAGCAGACAATTTACGTGTCTTCGCTTCAACAGTTTGTTTCAAGATTTGGATGCTCATTCTGTTACCAGCTTGGCCTTCTAAAGTAGCTGTAGAAGCTGCCTTAGCGGCTGAGTCATTGGCATTACCAGAATAAGAAGCCGCAATCTTGAATGGGCTCAATGCTTCTTCACCAGCTAATACGCCAGCACCGCTTGATGTATCGCTGTAGCGAACACGTAGAGTGTGGATTTGACCAACTGGGCCAGTCATTGGTTGTACACCTACTAACTCGTTAGCAATAACGGTAGGCATAACACGGCGGATTACTGGAAGAATCACGCGATTTAAAGTTGCAACGTTACCAGCAGAAGTGGCACCAGCAGTTGGAGATTCCATCAAATACTTGCGAGTATTTTCAAGGGTTACACCCATTACTGATTTTTTTGTGCCTTGTAAGCCTTCTAATAGGGCTTCCTTAGTTTCTGCCCAACGTCCGTTTAATAGTTCTGACATTTAAATTTCTCCTTAAAATTTTAGTCCGGCAAGTTTACGGATATCGATGATATCTGCAGACTCACTGCTATTTGGGTTGTTGGAAATCTTATTTCCGGTTATTTCTTTAGCCTCTACTAGTGCCTGTTTCTTCTGCGGAGCTTTTCCAGCTATTACGGCTGGGAGATATTTGTCAAAACTTTCGTTCAGACGTTCTGTTTTCACAGTCTCCATCAATTCACCCATAATTGAACGTTGTTCTGCGTTAAGCGGAGCAAGTAATTCACTTATGATTGCTTTTCTTTCTTGGCTCTCTTTAAGAGCACGGATTTCAGCTTGTTTACTTTCTAATATTTGTTCAGCTCTGACAACTGCCTGTGCGGCTTCTTGCATTGCTTGGTCTTTCAAGTCTATGACTTTGAGTAATTTTGCTGTTTCCGATTTTTCATTTAGATAACTAGACGAATATTCTGCGGCAAAAGCCTCGAATAGTTTACGTCCAAAGTCAGCGCGACGAGCGGCTTCGATGTCTTCTTTCAATGTTGTAATTTCAGAACGTAGTTCTTTAGTTACAACACCTTCAACCATCTTAGCGGCACGTTGAACAAACTCTTGTTTTACCTTCTTGATTTCTTCACGACCTTCGCGAACTAAGCGTACCTTAGTTTCAGCTAGATCCTTTTTATCTTGCATAAACTCTGTAATTTCTTGAGCTAGAGCCTCAACTACGAAAGTTTCTAATTTGCCAAATTTACTTGCCATTGCTACTTGATCTTCGTGCAATTCACGAACTTCAGAAGCTAGTTGACGTGTAACAAATTCCTTCATTACACCAGCCATCTTCTTCTTTTCTTGAACTAGCTTAACTTTCATTTCAGCTAGTTGACTACGATCATCGGCAAACTCAACAATCTCAGCCGCTAATTGTTCAGAGATCATGCGATCTACTGCTTCAATCATGGTGTTTTTGTCGTGTTCGTATTTTTGTGCGAATTCTTCGCGTAATTGTGTAGCAACTTGTGTACGAGCTTCGTTGATACGATTCTCGAAAGCGGCTTCAATTGACTCTTTGATCTCTTCTGAAATCACATTGTTTTCAAATAAAGATTTTAGTGCATCCAACATGTGATTCTCCTTATTATTGGAGTTTGCTTATTATATTCAATAAGCTCTCTTTGAGATATTTCTGTGCCTTAGGATCACCTTTCACCTCTTGCGCTATACGCAAGGCACTTAATCCACCGCGATTATTCATCAGGTGTTCATAAATTGGTGTAGGATAAGCTCCAGGAGCACTAGGTTGAGCTACCATATCTACTGTGATAATCTCAAAATCTGATACTTCACCGGATCCGTCATCTCTGACGTTTCCAGATCCGCGACTTGAAACACCTAACTTAACTCCGCTTTCCAGCATTGTACGAATTAGTTGTCCCATAGGGGTTGGTAAAATTTTCAGTTTACCGTAACCATTAGGACCGTCCATCCACATATTAACTATCATGTGAGACACACGGTCCAGGTTAATTTTTAGATCATCTGGATGATCTACTTCTCCGAGAACTGAATAACCGTTTTGAATCTGATCGTTTAGGGTTTTGACAGCCTTGCCAATCTCATTCACAGGGTAAACACGCTGGTTAGCGTTACGAATACCGCCCTGGATGCAAATCCCGGACATGTATAAGTTTTTCCCATCTTTGTCATCAGACTCAACGATCATTTTTGCTTCGTTGAAACTGAGATTCTCTCGGAGGTATAGTGACATATTTTAGTATAGTCTCTGTTTATCTATTAACGTACACGCTTGCTAATTGTAGATTTAGCGTTTACTTCTTTCTCAGCAACGCCTTTCTTCTCAGCACCGTGACCTGGTTGTTGCTTTTTAAATGCTGATTTACCAGCATCGCTACCAGGACGATTGTGTACATTCATACCAGCTGTTAGGTCGCCTGTTTTAGGACTAGCTAAACCACCTGCTGTGCCAGCTTTTGCTTCAGTATGAGTTTGAGCAATGTTAGCTGTTGTGCCACCCATGTCATTCTTCATGTTATCAATTGTTGACTTGGTGTTTGTACCGTTGTCGCCATGCTTTGGTAGTGGAACTTTGTTAACATACTCATTTACATGATGATGAACGTGGTGCATAATGCCTTCCTCTTCTTCCTCTTCATGCTCTGGGCCACTAAGTTCAGCTTCTAAATCATGCATAGGCATGCCGTCACCGTGGATTCCTGGCTCGTTTTCTTCTTCGTGTTCTTCGCCTGACAATAGTTGTTCAAACTCTGCCTTTAGGTCTTCTAATGCATCTTCTAGATCCATTACGCGATCTTCGATGTCTTCGTCATCGCTTTCGCTGTCTTCAGCATCTTTTTCGATTTCTTCAGCGTCATCTTCTGCATCTTCGATGTCATCTTCTGCATCATCTAATTCGCTTGGTTCATCTTCTTCGCCGTCGTCACCATCGTCACCTTCTTCGCTGTCGTCGCCGTCATCTTCGCCGTCGTCTTTACCGTAAGGGTTACCTTGGTCTTTGCTAAAATCTGATTCTAGTAATTCTTCGTAGATTTCGCGGCTTTTGCCTACTACGATATTGTGGAAAATCTCTTTTGCTGATTCCTGATCTTCATTAATCAAGGCTTCAAGCATTGCTTCAAATTGAGCGCGGTCAGTCATGTTTAGTCTCCTGTGAATTTTGTGTTACAAGGCTGTAGTATATTTACACTAATATTAAAAAACTAGTGCAATATAGACGAAAAATAGTCAGTTTTGACTATTTTTGTAAATTTATCCGGCAGGAGCTGGTGGAGGAGCTGAATACATGGAGTGAATAAAATCTAATTCACTTTCTTGTTCTAGTATATGAGCTTCACTACTCTTGCGTAATTCGTTAATTTGTCTAAGAGTTAATCTTGTTTTTCTTGTATCATCTCTGTGCAACATAGTATCATCGCGACTTGGTTCATAACGCAAATCGTTAGCTACGTGACGTGTGTCAGGATCGATATAAAATAATTCTCTTAAAATCATATTGTATTTATGCTCCCGGTGCTGGAGCTCCGCCTGGAGGTGCGGCTGCCGGAGGTGCGCCTGGTGCGGCTCCTTCGCCTTCTGTACCACTTGTATCCATATCTTCTGGAGCTGACATATCGCCTGCGGCACTAGCATCTGCTTCTAATCCGCTAGCACTAATACCTGCACTACGCAATTCTCCAGCGGCATCAGTACTAGATGGCTGTCCTTTACCATTTTCTTCTGCCCACATACGTTCATTTTCTGCAATTTCTTCAGCTGTTAAGCCTAAGAAACGCTTCATAGCAAAGCGTTTTGACACAAATGGTATTGCTTGTACTGTGTTGAATGTGTTAATCCGTTCAGTATCTATAGCGGCTTGGCGTGAACTAGCAAAGTTCATTGGAGGATTGAATACTAATTCAAACAAACTACTGTCAATGTTTAAACCTTTACTGTGCAAGAACATTTTAAATTCTTCATCAAAGGTACTTGTTAGTAAGTATTGTAGTCTTTCGCAGTATTTGTTAAAGCGTAACTCTTGAATATAAGCAGTTCCTACGCGACCATCATTAAAATTGCTTTGAGAATCATCAGATCCTGTGGGCAAATAACTACTTGGAATACGTAATCCACGGAATAACTTGTTAGTAAAGTACTTTAAGTCATCAATTTCGCCAATATTCTTACCGCCTTCTAGCATTGTGACGTCTGATCCTTTGCCGTCTGCTGTTTTAGGGAAGAAATAATCTTCATTAATGCTTAGAGGGTTGTATGCAGAGTCTATGACGTTCTGTCCGCCTCCTGATTGTGACGGAATACGGCGTTGGTGGATTTCATTTTTAACACGTTCTACAAATGCCATAGCCAAATGACTTGGCATATTGCCCACGTCGATGTGGAAAACACGTCGTTCTGGAGCACGTTGTATACGATAGATAAGGATTGCGTCTTCTAAAAGTTCTTTTTGCTTGTAAACTTTATAGATATTTTCTAATAAACTGTTACCAAATGGAAAATTTTGATCTAAACCTTCGCTTAAACTTAGATGAACCATGTGTTTAGCATCAATTGCATTTTCTTTATACTGTAATCCAAAGCGATTGCTACCGCCAGCACCACTAGCACCACCTTGACTTGCACCTAAATAGCCACTTGCAGGTTGTGGACCAGCTTGTCCACCACCCATTCTTGGACTAATGTTAGTGGTAATTTGTGTAGCAACTAGACTTTCAAAGTTAGGAGCAAGATCTTTTACAACATATTGTTCAGGTTTTTTACCTTCTGATTCGTTTACAATAACTTTTACAATGTGTTGTGCGTCTACATAACTCCATTTTTGATTTTCTGGATCACGAATAAAGAATGCATCACCATATTTGAATACATTACGCACAATACGGAAAATACGTGTGTCAAACTTTTGTAATTTATTCCACTGCTGTAAGTATTCACCTAAGATTTTAATTTCGCTGTTAGTAGCTTTGTGTCTCCATTTAACATCAAATGGGCTATTTGAATCTTTTAATTTTTGTGTACAAAATTCTGCTAAAATATCTAAGGCCGCGTTAACTTCAGGATCTGAATCCATTACTTCATACTGTTGATATCGTTCAATACGATTTGGACTACCAGTATAAACGTCTGGTAAGTAACTGCTGTAATTTGTTCTTGCTGGACCCGGTCTGGTTCCAGAATTTAAACCGCTAATTGGGCTTAAAGAACCGCCGTTTACTTCTACAGGGGTAAAATATTTTTTCCAACTCATGTATCGATGTCCTTAATTGAACTTGTTGCCTGTCAAACTCTTAGTGGCTTTAACTTGTCTATGCGCGGCATCGGCAGTATCGGCACTGTGGCTAACTAGTCTATCTATACTTCTATTTAAGTGAACTAGCTGTTCCTTAAGGTCTTTCATGGTTACATCTGCTACTTTAGCACTGGCTTTTTGTTGTTCGCCTTCATGATGTTCGGCTGGGTTATAAGTAGGTTTCTTTTCTTCTGGTTTTGGAGCAGGCGGTGGAGGCGGAGTTATTTTTGGAATATCCGGCATTTTAGGAGCACTAGCGTTAGGTAATTGTATACGCTCCATTGGTTGCATATTTCCAACTTGTTTTACTGCTTTTGATAACTCTTCAGGCGACATGTTAGCTTGATTTTGTTTAATCCACGCAATCATGTCGTCTTGAGTTTTAGGAGCACCATTTAATCCCTGTGCGCCTCCCATGCCTTTCATCATATCGCTGACGTTTGGCATACCTTTCATCATAGGACTTATTTGTTTTTGCATCTGATCAATCATTGGAGTCATTTGC